AAGCGAAAGTAAAAGCCAAAGTTAAAAAAATTCTTGATGAGATGGGGGCTTACTACTTTATGCCTGCCACTGGAGGTTTCGGTCGCAGCGGTGTTCCTGATATCGTAGGGTGCATCGGCGGCAGGTTCTTTGGCATCGAATGCAAAGCTGGCAGCAACAAGCCGACGGCGCTACAGGAGAAAGAGCTGCGCCGTATCACCGAGACGGGCGGCGTAGCGCTGCTGATCAACGAAGAGAACATTGGCGCCCTGCGAGCGCTGAGTGATGACCGTTCCCTAAAAGGGTAGGGAGCGATTCGTGGTAGCCCAAACTAAATGGAGAAATAAATGAAACGTGAACAGACCCGAGTTGAACCAACCACTCGCGTAACCGATGTGAAGTTCAGCTATCAGCGTGGTGCTGACGTACAAGCTACGTGGCGTAGGTTTGGGTGGGTGCCGCCGAGCGCAACGATGACCCCGCCTCCCCCGGAGCGTATCCCTGATGCAGGTTGGGAGCCGATGCGGAGGGTGAAATGAGTGGCCTGAGGGTTGCCAAGATTGACAGGTATGGCCCTGCGTACACACTTAAGTCCGTTATCAACACCGCAGCCGATGAGGTAAACCAGCCCGGCGGCAGCTACATCACCCGAGGAGCAAAAGCCGTGACTATTGATATGCAGAAAGCAACTGAAACACTGACCGAAGCAGAACGCAGTTTCTCTGCAGCGATTGATAGGTACCAAGCGCAGACCACTGCCCTGTCTGCCGCAGCTAAGAAGTGCTCGGGCGATGTGCGCAAAGCTGCCGACGACTTGTCCTCTGGTTTGGCTAAGGTGGAGAAGACCGCTAACTTTGCCAACCTCGAACGCTATGTGACTCTGTTGGAGCGCGCAGCCACGGCCATGCAGATGCTGGCGGAATTGGAGAAGTCTGGCAGGCTGGACAAGATTGCAGGGGCTTTGAAATGAAAGCGAGGGTGAAATGAGCCTCGACGCAATGAAGCAGGCGCTGGAGGCGATGGAGGAGATTCACCGCACAGGGGACACGCAATTGTTTGACCTCTGCTATGCCCCAAAAGTTATCCCCGCCCTGCGCCTCGCCATTGAGCAGGCCGAGAAGCCGAGGACGTGGGAGCAGTTCAAACCAGAGTCCCTGAACGCCAGCTACGAAGGCGACGACCTGTACACCGGCGAACAACTGCGGGCCGCTGTTGCAGCCGAGCGCGAGGCGATAGCTCAAATGGTGGAGGATGCCCCGCCGCTGGCTGAATTCGTTAAAAACGATAAGGGTGGCTGCATGGTTTGTGGATTCACGCCCAAGCTGGCTGCCGCCGCCATCCGCGCAAGGGGAGAAAAGAAATGATTGACGACGACGACACTCAGGTGTACCGATCCGAACTGGAAGCCGCAGTCAAGGCGGCGGTTGCAGCCGAGCGCGAGGCGTGTGCGAAGTTGTGTGATGAGATGGAGAGCCGCGCTGAAGGCACTGAATGCTGCAAATGGCCGACTCCAGCCGATTGTGCCTACGCCATCCGCGCAAGAGGAGAAACAAAATGAATAACTGCCCAAACTGTGGATTGGTCAGAGGGTTTCACAACAGCATCTTGCAAGGCTGCACCTGCCAGTGGCAGATGGCCTCTCACTCGCTGCGCCTTTTGTGCGACGAGGTTGGTGCCCTGCGTGACGAGATCGCAGTTGCTGTTGCAGCCGAGCGCGAGGCGTGCGCGAAGCTGTGTGATGAGGTTGGAAACCAAGACGCCAACACCCATGCATGGGATGCAGCAGCCGCCATCCGCGCAAGAGGAGAGAAAGATGCATCCTGACTACGAGCGCAGCCGCTGGTGGGCCGCAGCAGAAAACTATCTGGCGATGGCCCATTTCAGTTTTGAGCGCAGCCAGAACAGTGAGTACCCGTGGTACATGCTGTTCGGTTGGGCGGAGTGTATGGAAGAACTGAAAGAGGAGAACACATGACCCTCGCCATCATCATCTTTCTGTTAGCCACCGCAGTCCTGCTGCTGGTGACGATTCCGTTCGTGATGCTTATGGTGGAGACCAAAGACGAACTGTGGACGAACATCAAGTTTTGGGCGGTGGTTGCAGCATCATGGGCGGTTGTTTGGTTTGCGGTGAGCTATGGGGCCTAAACAAAAACTTATCCGCAAAACCCTGCGTGCCAACCCCGAAGGCATGACTGTGTTGCAACTGGCAGAGCTTGCCGGCACAGGCACATCGCATGTCCATCGGATGCTGCACAAATTTCCTGACGCGTACATCGATAGGTGGGTCAAGACCGGAAATTTTGTGGCTGCCGTGTGGTGCGTGGTTGTCCCGCCACCTCACTGCCCTAGACCCGATAGGAAGAAAAACAAATGAAGAAATACAAGATACCTAAACCCAACGAATTGTGGCCGTTCACCCGCGTGGACGCCAAGATTTTGGAAAGGATGCACCGTGAGCACTTGAAACAATGCAAGCAACCCGTAACTGAACCAGCCCCTTTTTAATTTAGTAGGAGAATCAAATGGCTAAGAAGTCAACCACCGCAAAAATGCGTGAGTATCTGACCGTCAACCCGGCTGCAAAAGCCGCAGACGTGGCAGCGAAGTTCAAAGTGAGCAAGGCGCACGTCTACGTGACGCGCTCGCAGTTGAACAAAAAACTGAACGATAAGAACTTTAAATCTATCGACGATCAGGTGCAGGAACTACTGAACAAGCCGTCCCCCATCAACGTAGATGCAACTCTAGTCGAGCGCGGCAAGCGCTACGGCACGTTCAAGGGTCACGCCGAAGTCACGTACAAGCTCAAGAATGTTTTACGCGCCCACGCAGATAAGATGCAAAGGACGTTTGCATTCGATCAGGCAGAAGCGATGGACATGATCTGTCACAAGCTGGGTCGTATCGTCAACGGCGATCCGGACTACGTGGATTCGTGGGTTGATATCGCTGGCTACGCCAAGCTGGTCGCTGACCGGCTGGAAGGCAAAGAAGTTTGATTACGGGGCCGAAAGCGGATGCTGTTACTGGCCGTGTAGGACACTACCCCAGTTCAGGTTGACTGCTGATGAGCAGTCCGAAAACAGACGCAGCGAGTAGGCCCCACCTACAAAGACAACAATGAACCTGATTACCGTCGACTTTGAGACTTACTACGACAAGGACTATTCCTTGTCCAAGATGACCACGGAGGAATACATCCGTGACGACCGCTTTGAGATTATCGGAGTCGCTGTAAAAGTTAACGACGGGCAGCCGCAGTGGTTCAGTGGCACGATGCAAGGGACCAAGGACTGGCTCATGCAGTTTCCGTGGGCCGAGTCCGCTGCTGTGGCGCACAACATGGCGTTCGACGGTGCCATCCTTGGCTGGCGGCTGGACATCCACCCTATGGCGCTGCTCGATACGCTGGGCATGGCCCGCGCAGTGGACGGCACTGAACTGCCTAACTCACTAGCAAAGCTGGCTGAGCGCTACGGGATTGGCGCCAAGGGCACCGAAGTTGTGTTGGCGCTGGGCAAACGCCGCAGGAATTTCGACCCGCTGGCACTGGCTAAGTACGGCGAGTACTGCATCAACGACGTAAACCTCACCTACGACCTGTTCAACATCTTGGTGTCGTCCTACAAGAAGCAGGAACTTAAACTCATCGACTTGACCCTGCGGATGTACACGCAGCCAGCCCTGCAGTTGGACCTGCCCCTGCTTGAGCAGCACCTGATCGAAGTTGTTCAGCGAAAGGAACAGCTCATCGCCGAGGCGAACGCAGACCGGGAGACACTGCTATCGAACGAGAAGTTCGCCGCTCGACTGCTGCAGCTGGGCGTAGACCCCCCGGTGAAGATCAGCCCGACCACCAACAAGATGACGCTGGCCTTGGCCAAGAGCGATCAAGGCCTCAAGGACTTGGCTTCTCACGATGACATCCGGGTGCAAGCACTTGTCGCTGCACGGCTCGGGACAAAAAGCACGTTGGAAGAGACACGCACCCAGCGGTTCATCGCCATAGCGAAACGCGGTAGCCTACCCGTGCCCCTGCGCTACTACGCAGCACATACCGGGCGTTGGGGTGGAGACGACAAGCTCAACCTGCAAAACCTTCCCCGAAAGAGCAAGCTCAAGTCCGCCATCGTTGTACCCGAGGGGTACGTCATAGTCGATGCCGACTCCAGCCAGATTGAAGCCCGGATGCTGGCGTGGCTTGCTGGGCAGAACGACTTGGTACAAGCCTTTGAAAAAGGCGAAGACGTTTACAAGATCATGGCCGCCAAAATCTACGGCAAGCTCTACGCCGA